TGGTTGATCCATCAATTGTTTAACTGTATCAAAGTTTTCAAGTTTACTTACGTCATATATTTTTTTAAACTTTTCACTATTAGTCACAACTCTTTCATCACACCAACAACAAGGTAACAAATAACCTCTATTGTTTATTGCTACAGGCATTTCTATATAATTTGGATCATCTGGATTAGGAAGACAGCGAGGTCTCAATTTAATATTCTTCATATAATCTCCTGCCTGGTAATTTATTTTTTAATACTGGTTTATATTTTCCTGTTGGTAACAATGGGTCTGGTTTTCCGTCTCTATCTTTCCATCTGGAAGATTGTGTTAACAGAAAATCTATTCCATTACTATTAGCCATAATCTTAGCTTCTTCTATATCATTTTCATTATAATTAAATATTATAAACTGCCATATTGGTATTGTATTTAAATGTTTAATTGACTCTTTCATTATTTCAAACATTTTTTCCCCGTTTTGATTTTTCCTATACTTGTGACTATCTTTAGGTAAACCGTCACACGCAAAAGTCCACAAAGCATTTGGATTTGCTTTCCAAGATTTAATGTACCATGCCATAGGTTTTGCTGTAGAGGCATTGTGTACTAAAACTTCCGGTATTTCAAGTTCATGTAATCTATTTAATATTGTAGGAAATTTAGGGTGATGTATTGGATCAGATAATTGTCCACAGAAATCAAAAGACTTAAAATGTTTTGCTAATTTTTCTATTTCATCCATTTTTAAATCACGGCCATGAACCACTTTACCTCTAAATGTAAAAGCAGTTTGTCTTTGGCAATTAGGACATTCTAAAGGACATCTATGAGAAGAGTCTACATTTATTGTTGTTCTAGTTTTAAAATAGGTCATTCATTGCCTTTATAATTACTTCTATATTTGGTTTATTAACAGGATCAGTAAGACAGTTAGCAGGCCTTTTATAGTAAACAGGTCCTGCGTCTTTAATATTTTTATCTCTTGCATATATAAAATCCATTCCAAAGAAACGACACTCTTGCATTAATCTTGGTGCCGGATCAAAAGTATGTTTAGTATAAACGTAAGTATCAAACATACCTAATAAATTTTTTACAGGTACAAATACGTGATTTAAATTATAATCAATGTACTTATCTTTGTATGCCAGGATACCATGATTTTGATACTTATGAATATGTTTTTTTATTTCAGTATAATAACTTTCATTTGTGCCTAAAAATAGATATTTAAACTTGACATCTTTTACTATAGGTTTATATACACTATAGTTAATAATTTTTTCAAATTGTCTACCTACACCATTGGTATAAACTTCGTGATCGCATAAGTCAATTATTTTTTTAGGTTTAAAAAATTCTAATGCTAATGGATAATCTTTTGGGTGGTTTTCGGAATAAACAGATATAAGAGGTAGTTTAAATAATAAACGTAAAGTCAATTGTGTATCTTTATCGTAATCTTTAATACTCCTATATGCTAGAGTTATCATACTTCTACCCATAATTAAATTGACTTCTTTTTCATTTTCTGCATAATCAAAATACAAAGGTTCATAATTTATATACTTTTCTGACATAGCAGTTATATAAGATTCTTCGGAATATTTTGGGTGTGGTATTACAACAACTCTTGCGTCAATTCCTAGTTTTTTTAAATAACTACATTGTTCATAACTATAGTGTAATAGTCCATCTCCAGGTTTACTTGTGACAATTATATTTAATCTGGTCATATATTATATTAACATTTTTTTCTATTTTTGGCAACCTGGACATATTTATAAGGCGTATAAATACTTGTATAGAGAATGGAGGCCAAATGACGGTAAAAGAAAAACATAAAGAGTTAAAAAAACAAGTTAATGAAGCCGAAGTGAAACGAGAAAAGAGAAGAGGTCCAAAAAGTTGGGCGGGTATAAGAACCTTAAAAAAAATGAAACTAGCAGCCAAAGATAAATTAGTTACAAGTAAAGCATGAAAACTTATCAATACGATTTAGAAAGAATTAAAAAAGAAGTGGAAAGTTTACCAGAGTATGGTAAACAAATATATTTACAAGGTGATTCCAAGGATATGGATCCTCAAGCAGGCGCTGGTAAAGGATATGAAATAGATAATGCTGAACATTTGTATAATGTTCCACTATTTGATCTCCCTTATATCAACGCTATCATGGATGACCATAATCTATTACGAACAAGGATAATGAAAATGAAACCTAAAGCATGTTATCTTTGGCATGCTGACTTAACAAAAAGATTACACATACCAGTAAACACACATGAACATTGTTTTTTATTAGTTGATAATGAAAGAATACATTTGCCAGCCACAGGAGAGGCATATGTTGTTGATACAACAAAATTTCATACAGCATTAAATTGTTCTAAAGATTGTTTAAGAACACATATAGTTGGAGCATTGCCAAGTGATTGATAGATTTCCTACGGCTGAAGAAAGATGGCCTAGAGCAGGAGAAGTTATTAAAGAAAATATATTATATGACGCTGTTATAACGTCACTACCAGGAATGGATAAATCTAAACCGGCACCTGGTCCATCTTTTTTAAAAGGGTATCTAGAACCATTAGGATTTAAAATTAAAGTTATTGATGGTCATATGTATGATACACTAGACAACATTGAAAAAGAAATAAACAAATACAATTTTAGATGGTTAGGTATATCAGTATTTTCTTTTATGCAAAAAGAAGATGGCCTAAAGTTAGGTAAAAAATTTGAAAATGCATTTTATGGTGGATCAGGAGTTGATATAGATTGGCCTACAAAATATTATATAACAGGAGAAGGAGAGTATGCCTTACGAGAATTTTTAAATGGCAACTTTGATTATCCTGGTATCAATGGAAAAAAACCAGTACAAATTGAAAACATAGAAGACTTACCACCACCAGATTATTCAGACGTAATACAACATCAAAATTATAGGAAATTTGTAATATCAGGATCAAGAGGTTGTGTTCGTAACTGTACCTTTTGTGATGTTGCAAGTATATGGCCTAAATTTAGATGGAAGACAGGTAAGAAAATCGCTGATGAAATGCACCATGTTTCTGAACAAACAGGCACAAAAAAAATACATTTTTCAGATTCATTAATTAATGGATCAATGAAACACTTTAGGGACTTATGTGCTGAGTTATCAAGTAGACCTAAAAAAATAAAATGGGAGGCACAGTTCATTGTTAGATCCGCCAAAACTTTTTCACAAGAAGACTTTAATAATTTAAAAAACTCTGGTTGCAATGGTTTAGAAATGGGTTTAGAGGCAGGTAATGAAGAAGTTAGAAATCATATGAGAAAAAAATTTACAAACGAAGATATAAAATACTTTGTTGACAACCTTGGAAAACGGAATATTACTATGAAGTTTTTACTTATTGTCGGATATCCTACGGAAACGGAAAAAATGTTTGAAGATACTCTACAACTTTTGAGAGATTATAAAAAGTATTCACATTTAATAAGTATATCTCACCACGTGATGATGACTTTTAAAAATACTCCATTAGATTTTGAACATAGAGAGTTATTTGATAGTGAGTTTGGTTTTAAATGGAAGAATAAAAACTCTAATTTTGATATAAGATTTGAAAGATTTATAAAACTTTATGAATTAGGAGTTGAACTAGGTTACCAATTCCAAGAACATTGTCTTGAAAAAATTGAAAGATATAAATCTGATAAACTTAATGAAGATAGAAGATCAATTGGATTTGAACACCCTAAAAAGAAAAACGAATTACACATACAATCTTAACAAATTTCCATTATAAATAATGGTATGGCAGGAATAGCAAATTTAACAATAGATCAAGGCTCTAATTTTACTTACGACCTAGAAGTCACTAATGCTGACGGTACAGATTACGATCTTACTGGTTTCACAATGGTGGGTAAGTTGGCTAAGGGATATGCAACAACGTATCCTCGGACAATATTTTCATGTACTGTTGATAATCCAACAGAAGGTGTGGTAACTGTAAGTTTAACTGCCGATCAAACAAAAGCATTATCACCAGGCCGTTGGGTATTTGACGTTGTCGCTACTCACGCTGATAGTACGGTTACTCGTTTATTAGAGGGTATTGCTGTTGTGACTCCGTCTGTAGTAAAAGCTTTTTAAATATTATATTCGTATACAGCTTTATTCAATCCTTTATTAACAAGTTTAAATCTTGCTTTTCCCATAAAGCCATTTAAAACACTCCATCTTAAACCTGAAATATCATCAAATATCCAAAATGTTTGATCTGCTTTTTTTTGATTGAAGAAAACGGCTTCTCTCATAACACTTTTAGTATCATGTGGACCGTCAAAGTGAACAAGTTCATAATGAGTTATCATATGTTTCTTTTCTTCATAAACAGGATAACCATCACTAAATCTATTAAAAAATTCTGTATCTTCAAAATTAACTAGATGAAATTCTGGATATTCTTCAGCAAAGTTTATTAATGTTGTCTTTTTCATTAAGTTATCATAGTTAAACTTTCTTGCCAATACACTATCAGAAGCTGCATAGTCAATATCACCATATGGGTCTATACCTAAATGATTTAATCTAATGTTAGGATGAAAATTTCTATATGCGTCTATAATAGTTTTACTACCTAATCCTAATCTAACGCCAAGTTCTACACTAGCACCAATAGGATTTTTTAAACTTTGTACTGCTTCTGCTAATGAAGTATACTCTACACTATCGCCTGTAAATTTCTCTCCTTCATTTACTTCTAATGCATATTTACCAGTTTTAGGATCAACACCTGGATAAGTTCTTTTTACTTTTTTAGATGTACTATCATCATATCTAGCCAAAGGCTTGGAAAGATTGGCAGTTTTTGGGTGCAATGTTTTTTGTACAGGTGCAGGTACAGCTGTAGCTTTTGGAACTCCTCCTATCTGAATAGGTGCTCGTACCTCTTCCTCAATCAATGGTTTGTTGTTTTGGATTTCTCCTACTTTATATGTACTTGCTCCTGTGTGTTCACAACGTATTGTAGTATCAGCAAAAATTTTAAAACCATTTAACTGTACCTTTCTACAGAAATCAACATCTTCGGATACTGTATTCTTATGATCTAATGCAGAATGATATGTGTAATAAGGATAACCAACTTTTCTTAATACATGACCTTTAATTAGAGCACAGCCCATACCACAGGCTACTATCTCTACCAAAGGAAGATTTTTAATTCTTTCCCAAGGAATACGTTTAGAACCACCATTTTCTTTAGCCTCATAAATTTCTAAAGAGTGAGTTCCTGGTATTCTTTGAATATAAAGACCTGAAACAATATCTTTATCATGTGATAACAGTTTAACTAACGTATCTTTTTCAAAAGATATATCACTGTCTACAGAAAATAAATAATCGTAGTGGGTTGCCCAATGTGCTATTAAATTTCTTATTTGATCTATTTGATATCCAAAGAAAAATTGAAATTCAACTTTATATCCTTGTGGAATAATAAGATCATATATTGATTTGTATGTTGTTGGTTCTATGTACTTGTTTGTTGGTATGGCTATTAATATTTTTTTTATTTTCATTGGGTAAGTATCCTATTTGCATTTTTTGTTTGTTCGTCACTGTTAATTTTATAATCATTTAAAGGATTAATATCATTATAAGAATATACTATATCTGATACAACTTTAATTTTAGCGGGATCAGCTTTCTCAATTAGAGTATAAAATATAGAACCATCACCGCCGGCTCTGTACCATTTTTTATTTTCATCTTGGAAATTACTATCATCTACGTCATCTAAAAGACCTGCTTTAAATGTTCTTAAATGGGTGTATGGCATATTCCAATTAAATTTATATTTTCTATATTCTCTTTTTTGTTTAACTTCCTCTGGATAGTTTTGTGCTACTAAAGGTATTTTGTCTACCTCTGACCAACATGATCCATATGAAAATTCTGTAGTGCCGTCATAAAGGTTATTATAATATTGTAATATTTGATTATCATTTATAAAAGAGTCATCACCATCTAAAAACATTACTATATCATCTTTGGCATTTCTACCTTTGTACTTCTTTTCAAACTGGCGATATATTCTTATAGTTTCTATTTGGTTACAAACAGCTCCTTTATTAACTTCATTTCTAATAATTTTTATCTTATCACTTTCATATTTTTGGGCAATGTAATGTGTATTATCCGTAGAAGCGTCATCAATTATAATCATTTCATAATTATCATAGTCTTGTGAAATAACTGACCTAATACATCTATCAATATATTTATCAGAGTTATAAGTAGGCGTTATTATAACTATCTTTTGTTCTGGTTTTCTTGGTAAATAGTTTTCTTCTAAATTTGTAATTCTTCTACCAAATACTTTTCTGACTCTAGAATTAATGTGACTTACTTTTCTATAATCTTCTTTTGATAAGTAATGGCCTAATTTTTTAAATAAATGTTGTTTCCATTGTAAGGCAACCGTATCCCAACCAACACAACCTTTAATTTGATTACAAGCATATTGTTTTTGTTGGTGTAAATATCTATTGTGATGAGCCTTTATTACAGTGGTGACAAATCTATTTATTTGGTTTACTTTAGGAATAGTTGGAAATAAACTATTAGGTTCTATTGCATAATCTATTAAATAACAAGCTTCACTAACTGCTGTTTCTTCTAAAGCACCAAAACGTGTACCAATGATAGGTGTATTATATGCTATTGCTTCTAAAGATGATATACCAAATGTTTCAGGAAAGGCACCTGGAAATAATTTATAACTTGCCAAGGCCAATATATTTGCTATTTCATCTTGTCTAATAACGCCTGTAAATGTTACACCTAATTTTTTATAAAGAGGATTGTTTTTCAATATAGTCCATTCTTTTCCTTGAGCATCCATTTGTCCACCCTTAAATGTATAAAAACCACCAATACATATTAATTTAGCTTCAGGTATTCTTGCTTTTATTTTTGGCCATATATCCACAACTAAAGGTTTCATACCTTTTGTGTAAGCTGCATTGAAAACATATAAGTGAGGATCCTTTTTTCTTATATCAATATCATTTCTATAGGTTACTATTCCATTTCTAGTTTGAAAAAATTTATGTTTTAATACTTCCATGTTTCTTCTTTTACCATGGTCACAATTTAAAACATAAGTTGAATGGAAATCAGACAAAGTAAATATTTCATTTATATGTTCATTTACAAGTAAGCTTTCTAATAAGTGATCTCCGGTTGCAAATGTATCATGCATCCACATTACTTTCCATTTTGCGTTTTGAGCTATTGCAGAATACCTTCTAGGATTGAATTGTTTGAATTGAGAGTGTAAAGTACTTGGTAAAAATGGAACGATTGTTCTTAAAGATATAACAACATCAAAATTAAAATCACTTTTATAGTCTAAAATTGAATTATCTAAATATTGTACACCATCATAAGTACCTTCTTTTGCAAGATTAGGATCACTTAAACAGTTATTAAATATAGTAACTTTGAAACCGAATTTGGCTAGTTCTCTAGCCATTAAGATAGTCGCAGACTCGGAACCTCCAAGGCCACGTTTCTTTAAAGTGTCTCCATCATAGGGAAGACCAATTATATCTAAAAATGCGATAGAAATCATTTATAATTTTTCATTTTGAGTATCAATTCACTACAGATTATTTATAAATATACTATAACAGAGTTTCAAAAAAAAGTCAATGCTTGGACTTAACATGAGGGGATAAGAATTAAGACATGCCAATAATTAAAGGCGCAGGAGTAAGAGTAGGCCTAGGACGTATAGGTTATACTGGATCGGCGGGTACAGCAGGTTTCACAGGATCAACTGGAACAGCTGGAGTTGCAGGCTCACCAGGTGGTTATTCCGGTTCACAAGGATATTCAGGATCAGTCGGAGGTTTAGGTTATACAGGATCAGCAGGTGCAGGTTACACTGGATCAGCAGGTGCTGTTGGTTATACTGGATCAAAAGGCGATCTAGGTACAGTAGGTTTCACTGGATCAGTAGGTGCAGGATACACAGGATCAAAAGGTGTTGATGGTACAGATGGTTCGGATGGCGCCGTTGGTTTTACAGGATCAACAGGTGCAGGTTTCACTGGATCAAAAGGAAATATTGGTGCTACAGGTGCAGTTGGATTTTCAGGATCAAAAGGAGATTCAGGAGCAGCTGGTACAGTTGGATTTTCAGGATCAAAAGGTGATACTGGAGGTTTAGGTTTTACTGGATCAACAGGTGCAGGTTTCACAGGATCAGTTGGTGCTCAAGGACCAGGTGGTGGTTATACTGGATCAAAAGGAGATACAGGAGCTGCTGGTGTAGTTGGTTTTACAGGATCAAAAGGAACTTTAGGTTATTCAGGATCAAAAGGAGATACAGGAGCTGCTGGTGCAGTTGGATTTTCTGGATCAAAAGGTGATTTAGGTTATTCAGGATCAAAAGGTGACGCAGGAACAGCCGGCGCCGTAGGTTTCACTGGTTCAGTAGGAGCAGGATTTACAGGATCAATAGGTACAATTGGTTTCACTGGTTCAGCAGGTTCAGGTACAGGTTCTCCATTTGTATTTACAACTTCAGGAGATTATAGAACACTTACAGGTTATAAAGAAGGTGCTACAACAAATACAATTAGAACAGCAGAATTTTCAAGTGATCTTTTAAGATTAACTTTAGCAACATTTACTCCAACTTTTTCAGCAAGTAGTTCTCCAACTTCTCCAAAATGGGATCAACCAGTTACAGGATTTTCTGTATCAGTAGATAACCCTAGTGACGTTACATCGGATTTTATAAGTTCAGTTTACTCTATCACTCAAACAAGTGGAAGTGTTAACGGTACTTTAAGTAATTATTCAGCAGGTAGTTATTCATCAACGCCAGCTGGTGGTGTAGATTGGAATCAATCTTTCACTACAAACAATTCAAGTTCATTTATTAGATCAACATCAACTACTCGTACTGGTGGTTCAGCAGGAGCTACAATTAAATTTAATCATAACGATGGTTCTGAATCAGAATATACAGTTTCAGATACTAGTTTCTCACTCAATTGGGGAACAGCTTCTCATAGTTTATCTAAAAGCAATGTTTCAGGCGAAACATTTTTAAAAACATATTCAAGCACCTCTTACTCTACTAATGTAAGTAATATTTTAACTAATAGTAATACTTCACATTTGTTAACATCAGCAGGAGGTTCTTTGAACAACACATCAGGAAGTGGATACGTTAGTGGAACTTTTACGTTTACTGATCCAATACATAAGAATAATACTGGAACAACACGTACAATTTCAAACACAACGACTTTCACAAGACCTGTAAACGTAACCGGTTCATTGTACACCGACACGCAATCATCAACAACTTCAAGTGTATCTGCTACATTTACATATCCAAGTTTTTGGATTTGGAGTACAAGTGTAGGATCCCCTCCCACACTTACAGATATAATAGATGATAGTACGTCAACCGGTTTCGACTCAGCAGCAAATCAACTAGCCAATCAGACTCATGATTTTTCCGTCCAAGCAGTGAACAATAGTGATTCTAATCCTCGTGCTTTTTGGTTTGCTGTAAGGAATTCGGTTATACAACCAACAACATTTAAAACAGGTGCAAGTGCTGGATTATTAAGTGATGTATCTACTACAGATGGTGGAACAATTGGCTTAATACAAACAACAGCGCCATCAGGATTCGTTGCAGAGTCTTATCACTTATACGGATTTACTTTACAACCAGGAACAACATATGTGGAGATTAGCTAATGGCAAGTAATTACGATGGATTAACCCGAAACGTCTGGCCAGGTACATGGAGTACCGGCACTAATGCTCCAATTGTATTAGATACAGAAGTTAGAGGTACACTCCATTCCATAACAGGTAACGTTAGTGATAGATTAACAGATATTGCTGGAGCAAGAATCCAGGAAGGTATGTTAGTTTATGTTAAGAACACATATACTTCCGGTTCCACAACTTACACAGGCGACAAATATTACACTTATAAACTTTTAGGTTCAGAAGTTCGTAGTACTATAACAGGTGCTGTTCCAAATGCGGACGGTAACTGGTCATTATTCAGTACAAGTGGTGGAATAGGTTATACAGGATCAGCAGGTGCAATTGGTTTTACAGGATCAAAAGGAGATACAGGAGCTGCTGGCGCTTTAGGTTATACAGGATCAAAAGGAGCTTTAGGTTATTCAGGATCAAAAGGAGATACTGGTGCTGTAGGTTTCACAGGATCAAAAGGAGATATTGGTACTGTAGGTTTTACAGGATCAAAAGGTGATGATGGTGCTGATGGTGGAACAGGTGCAACAGGATTTACAGGATCAAAAGGAGATATTGGTAGTGTAGGTTTCACAGGATCAAAAGGTACAGCAGGTACAGCTGGCGCCATTGGTTTTACTGGATCAAAAGGAAATTTAGGATATACAGGATCAAAAGGCGATCAAGGTACTCAAGGTATAATAGGATTTACAGGATCAAAAGGTGATCTTGGATCAATTGGTTATACAGGATCAATTGGGTATTCAGGATCAAAAGGCGATCAAGGTATAATTGGTTATTCAGGATCAGAAGGAAATTTAGATGTTACATTAAATTCAACTCCACCTGCTTCAGCAGGACTTGGAGATGTTTGGATAGATGACGCAACAGGTATTCAATACTTCTACATGAATGACGGCAATAGTAATCAATGGGTAGAATTAGCAAATGCTGGTATAGTAGGATTTACAGGCTCAATTGGATTTACAGGTTCGGCAGGAACAGGAGGAAGTTCTATAACAGTTGGCAATAGTGCTGTGACAGTAGTTGATACTGGTACAAATGGCGAAGTTACTATAAAAACTGATGGTACTGACCGTTGGGATATTATAAGTGGTGGGCATTTATTACCTGTAGCACATGAAACATATGACATAGGTAGTGCTGGTAGAAAAGTTAGACACTTATTCTTAAGCGATAACAGTTTAAAAATGGGAGCAAATGAAGTAAGCATTGGACTTACAAATGATAAATTAACAATAGCAGGTTCTCATATATCAACAAGTGAATATATAGCGAATGAAGCTCCAGGCACTTTAGATATAACAAAACGTAATCACTTTATTACATCAAGTACAAATTATACACTTGCAGACGGCACTTATATAGGACAAGAGTTAATTTTCTATAAATCAGGTGTAACAGCTTCAACATATAGCGATATTACAGTAACTAATGCAAAAGTTGTTAATATATCAACAGGAGCAACAGAATTAAAAGGTTCACATATATGGAGATTAGATACTACAGGTGGTGTTTACGCCAATACTTTCTCCTGCGTATGGGACGGTGCTGGTTGGTGCCTAAATGGTGGCACAGTTGGTGCATAGATAAAATAAATTTTGATATACACTATATTATATGTCTTGTATAGTGTTTATATATTATAAATAGACAGTAGAAAGAACGAAACCTTTCTTGCAAGATAAAATAATTGTTATACGATGTATAGTATTGAATTTTTTAATTAAAAAAGACAAAACAAACAAATAAATTAGGAGACAAACAAAATGGCAATAAACTTTCCATCGTCCCCCTCATTAAACGATCTATACACACTCGGCACACGTCAGTGGAAATGGAACGGCAATGGGTGGGCATTACAGCCTTTAACAGCAGGTTTCACTGGATCAATCGGTTACACCGGTTCTAAAGGTGATATTGGTTTTACAGGCTCTTTAGGTGCTACTGGTTTAGGATTCAACATTGCGAAGACTTATGCTAGTGTTGCTTTACTAACAGCAGATACATCACCAAGTGGCATAGTCACTGGTGAATTTGCTATAATTGAAAATGGATCACTAACAGACGCCGAAAATTCTAGATTGTATTTATGGAACGGAACAGTATACTCATATGTATCTGATCTTTCTGGTACAATTGGTTTTACAGGTTCTAAAGGTGATATTGGTTTCACAGGTTCTAAAGGAGACATTGGTTTCACAGGATCTAAAGGAGATCAAGGAATCCAAGGTGTTATAGGATTCACAGGATCAAAAGGTGATATAGGATTTACAGGTTCTAAAGGATTTACAGGATCAAAAGGTGATATAGGATTTACAGGATCAAAAGGTGATATAGGATTTACAGGATCAAAAGGAGACATTGGTTTTACTGGTTCTCTTGGTTTCACAGGTTCTAAAGGATTTACAGGATCAGAAGGAAACCTTGATATTACAACTGCCGCTACTCCACCTACTTCAGGTGTTGGAGAGGGAGACATTTGGGTAGATAACGCTACTGGCGTACAATACTTCTACTACAATGATGGTGCTTCAACTCAATGGGTTGAATTATCAAACCAAGGTGTTGTTGGATTTACTGGATCACAAGGTGCTCAAGTAGCTACTATTGATTCATCTAATTTCAGCTCAGCTGTGACGTTGTTAATCAAAAACTCTAGTGGTGTTACGCAAAAAACAATCATAGGAAACGCTACGTAATAATAGCAGATAGTTACTTACTAATAATTATCTTTAACAGAAAAAAGAAGGAGAAAAAATAATATGGCTACACGAAACCCATTAATATACAGTGGGGGTAATTTAATTGAAATGACTTCAGCTCAGATTGACGCTGTCGTTGATAATATTGTTTATCAATATTCTCAAAGTCCGTCAGTTGTTCTGTCTGTTCAAGGTAGTGGTGGTAGTTTAGGAGCAATAAGTGATACTAGACTACAAGCAGGAACGCATTCTACGGATGTGTCTGCTTTTCCTAGTCAAGGAACAACACAAGACCCACAAACAGTTACAGTTAACTATGATAAAGTAGAACAAACAGTCACGCCCGGTTCGCCGACAGCTGACTCAGGCAAAACTTGGCCAATTTACTACACTAGTGGTGGTGAAGTTCAAGCAATGCCTTTAGCAGATATTAAGGATACGTTCTTACATCCTGCTATTGATCTACTTACAGCAAGTACTACAACAACGCAACAAGGGGGTACATATTTTGTATCAACAGCTGCTTCTGTTGCTGGTGCCACTGAAGTTAGTGGAGCATCCACGCCGATATTTGTAGACACAAGAGCCAACACAGGCTCTTATGCTGCTGGTACGATTGGATCACACGCACTTGATAACCCTACAACGATTACTAGTTACTATTTACAAAGAGTAAATGGTGCTACGTCTTCATACGCAAGTCTTTTAAATATAGACGGATCAAATGATCTACAGGAAACTGGTGTAAGTTTTGACACACTTTGTCAAGCTTGGATTAAGTACACAGCTGCTAGTTCAGCAGACGGATATACTATTAGATATAATTTCAACGGAACAGGAACGACAAGAGGATCAGGTATGGCTAATACTATACTAGATGGTACTACTTACGCAACTAATCAAGTTGATGGCGATGATTACAGAGCTCAGGAGTTCCCTGGAGGATCAACATCCACAGCGGCAACTCACGTATTAAAGATTGTAAAAGCATAATCTAAATACGCTAGTAATTAACTAAACGAAATTAACCCCCGGCACTTCGGTTCCGGGGGTTTTTTATTGGAAAATAGCTTACTTAAGCATGGTATAAATATTATAAATATGGTGAGAGAACAATTAAAGGATAGAAAATGCCAAGCATAAATTTTCCGAGTGGTCCGTCGCTCAACGATACATACAATCTAGGTACTCGTACCTGGAAATGGAATGGTGAGGCGTGGGCTTTACAACCACTAACAGGTGGTTTTACAGGATCGCAAGGTTCTATAGGTTATTCAGGTTCAAAAGGAACCTTGGAAGCAGCTTCAGATAATACTTTAAACGATGATACTAAAGTAATATTTGGTGACGCTGGTGAACATATCTATGGCGATGGTACAGATTTAAAAATAGTATCAAGTAGTGAAGTTCATATAACATCCGACAGAGTTAGTATTGGTACAACTAATCCTTCAAAACAATTTCAGATAAACGCTTCTTCTTCTGATATGCCATTTTTAAGATTAGAAACAATAGATGGTGGTAATAAACGATTAGATTTAAGAGTTGAAGGTTCAAATGGTATTATTGGAGCAAATCAATCTGCTCAAGATTTAATATTTGAAACTATTGGCTCCGAAAGAGTAAGAATTAAATATGATGGTAAAGTTGGAATAGGTACATCTACTCCACAAGGTAGAATATCTGTGTTGGCAGATGACTCAATAGCAACTCCTACAATGGTATTTCAAGCCGTAACAGGTAATGATTTGGCTCATGCTTCTATATCAACAATGGACGATAGTGGTGGTGTTGATGTTATGCTTGGTTCTAATATATACATAGGAATAAACGGTACTACCCAAAGATTTAATACTGGTAGAAGTGGTAGTAGTGTTAGGTTTGGATATACCGGAACTACAAAATTTTATGCAGGTATCAGTAATAATGTTCCAACAGAAGTAGTGCGTATCAGTAATGTTGGAAATGTTGGAATAGGTACAACAACTCCAGCGGAAAAATTAGACGTAACAGGTAATGTTAAAATAACAGGTGCTTTAACATTGTCTAGCGGAGTTAGTAACTCAACAAGTATTACAATTAAAAATTCAAGTGGCACAGCATTAAAAACTATGTATGGTACAACAAGTTAATTAAGGATAAATATAAACATGGCAACACCAGCAACAAGAGAACAATTAAAAGATTACGCTTTAAGATCATTAGGTCAACCAGTTATAGAGATTAACGTTGATGAAGATCAATTGCAGGATAGAATAGATGAAGCTATGCAATACTATTCTCAATTTCATATGAATGCAATAAGAAGATGTTATCTAAAATACAAATACACACAAGCAGATTATGATAGAATTGTAACAAATGGAGATGTTTCAGAATCAATAACTAAAAATTCTATTACAAATACTTGGATGGAAAATCAAAATTATATAATTGTTCCTGAAACAGTTATTTCGGTTACAAATATTTTTCCATTTTCAAGTAAAGGAAGTTTAAATTTATTTGATGTAAGATACCAAATGAGATTAAATGATTTATATGATTTTTCTTCAACATCGGTAGTTAACTATGATGTTGTATTAAGACATTTAGATTTTTTAGATCATATTTTAGTAGGTGAAAAACCTTTAAGATTTAATCAAAATGATAACAAATTATTTGTTGATATGGATTGGAAAGAAGATTTAAGAGTCGGTGAACATTTAGTTATAGATTGTTTTAGAAAATTAGATCCAGCAACTAATACCGATATATATAACGATCAATGGTTAAAAAGATATGTAACTGCTTTGTTTAAAAAACAATGGGGAGCAAACTTATCTAAATTTAATGGCGTTGCTATGATAGGTGGAGTATCACTTAACGGAGGTCAATTATACTCCGAATCACTAACAGATATAGAAAAATTAGAAACAGAAATTAGAACAACATTTGAAGAGCCTCATAACTTTCTGATAGGGTAAACAACTATGGTAGTAATGAATCCATATTTTCAGTCAGGCGATGGTATTGGGAATGCATCCGAAAAATATCTTTACGAAGATTTAATCATAGAAGGATTAAAAATATATGGTAATTTAATTTACTATATGCCAAGAAGTATTGTAAATCAATCTTTGGTTTTAGGTGAAGATGTTAATAGTAAATTTAAAAATGCTTTTCCTATTGAAATGTATTTTGAAAGTACTGAAGGATTTGCAGGTCAACAAGAATTAATTAGTAAATTTGGATTAGAAATTAGAGAAGATACAACTCTAATGGTTTCTAAAAGAAGATTCCATAATAAAGTAAACGTAAAAACAAATTTAGAAGTACCAGGTAGACCTAACGAAGGAGATATTTTATTCTTTCCTTTGATGAATAGTTTCTTTGAAATTCAATTTGTAGAAGATCAGGAACCTTTCTTTCAATTAGGTAATTTACCTGTTTATAAATTAAGAGTTACACGTTGGGAATATGCAAACGAAACAATTGCTACTGGCGTTGCAGGTATTGACGCTAAAGAAGCTAAATATTCTGTAAACTTATTAGTAGATAGATTTACTTTAGAAGATGAAAAAGGTACAGTACAATTAGAACAAGATGACACTAAATCTGGTAATGCTAATTTCTTAATTAATGAAAGTTATGACGCAACAAAAACAACTGTACAAACTCAATCTGATTATGCACAAAATTTAGATTTAGATACGGCAGCCGGTTTTGATACAGAATCCGTAACAGATGATGTATTAGATTTCACTGAAAGAAATCCATTTGGAGAGGTAGATCAATAATGTTTGGAACACCATTTTACAATGAAGGATTAAGAAAGATTATAATTGCATTTGGACAATTATTCAATAACATTGTTATAGAAAATGTCAATAGAACAACAGGCGCTGTTACAAAAAGAATAAAAGTTCCTTTAGCATATGCACCTAAAGAAAAGTTTTTAGTTCGTTTAGAACAACAACCAGATTTAACTGATAGATCATTTGCAATAACTTTACCAAGAATAGGATTTGAAATATCAGGATTACAATATGATCCTAGTAGAAAGTTAACAAGAGTTCATAAATTTAGAAAAACAAAAGTAGATTTATCTAGATCACAATCAGCCGCTTTATTAGATAGAGTACAAATGGAAGATGAGAGTGGTCTTATTATAAATGAAAAAGCAAATGCTACTACAGGTCATGCAGAATATATATTACATGAAACAGATTCTAGTGGTTTAACTTCTTCAGGAGCAAAAAATAGTTTTAACTATACACCTGTACCATATAACATAAGTTTAAATGTTTATGCCTTTACAGCAACTGCTGAAAATGGTTTACAAATTGTAGAACAAATTTTACCTTTCTTTCAGCCAGATTATACGGTTACAGTAAATGTTTTACCTGAAATGAATATAAAAAGAGACGTACCAATTATTCTTAACACTATTAATTATGAAGATAGTTATGATGGTGCTTTTACAAATAGAAGAGCAGTAATATATACAATGAATTTTACAGCGAAGACATACTTATTTGGTCCTACTTCTAATCAAAGTGTTATCAAAAAAGTACAATCAGAATTATATACATCTTCAAATTTGGATACTGCTTCACGTGAAGAAAGAATAATAATTGTGCCTGATCCAATAACAGCTGACGCTGATGATGATTTTGGATTTACAACAACTATAAGTAATTATGCCGATGGTAAAAAATATAACCCAAAAACTGGACAAGATGAGTAATGGAAAGAGATAGACATAGACAACTGAATGAACATACTGCTAAAAATAATAGAGAAAAAAAAACTTTAGAATTAACTAAAAGTATGAGAAAAGAAGTTAATATTGGTGCAACAGGTACACAAAAATATAGAATTAAAGTAGGACCTAATAAAGGTAAAGTATTATAATGAACAATATAGAAGACAAAGTAAATGAAATTTTAGGTATTGAGACTGCAACTGAAAACGCTGTGGTAGAAAAAAAAGAATTTAAACCTCTAGTTCCTAGAGTTGAAGATAAAGATAAGACAGACGTAGATAACGATTACAAATATAGTAGAGATAACTATTTCCATTTAATTGATAAAGGTAATGAAGCTATTGATGGTATATTAGAAATTGCAAAGGAAGGTCAACACCCTAGAGCATATGAAGTTGCAGGACAATTATTAGGACAAGTTGCAACTACAGTTGATAAATTACAAGACTTACAAAAGAAATTAAAAGAATTAAAAGAAGTACCAAAGATTGCAAGTACAAATGTTAAGAATGCTCTTTTTATTGGATCAACTGCTGAGTTACAAAAGATGTTAAATAGTAAACAAAAAGATGAGAATATTGAAAGCAAAAACGTTACACCCGAACAAAAGGATAATACCGATAAGTGATATAACTTATCTTAAAACCTACGGCGTACCGTTAAAAGAATTATTAGATGGACAAGAATTGATTAACCCGATAGAGGTTTACACACATAAAATAAGTGAGAATATTAGATATGGAGTTAATGGAAAAATATATATGGAGAAAAAGTGGAGTGTACATAAAGGCAACCAAAGATTAAAAGCTGCTTTAAAATTAGGTTACACACACATAGAGGCAATAGTAATAAATGAGTGAAGCATATTTAGGAAACCCGAATTTAAAAAAGATTAATACACCACAACATTTTACTAAAGAAGAAATAGTAGAATATCAAAAGTGTGCTGAGAACCCTATTTACTTTATGGAAAATTATATCCAGATTGTATCACTTGACGAGGGTTTAATACCTTTTAAGATGTATCCTTTTCAAAAGATAATAGTAAATACGATACATAATAATAGATTTACAATCTGTAAACTACCAAGACAATCAGGAAAATCCACAACAACAGTATCATATCTTTTACACTTTGCATTATTTAATCCAAACAGTAATATTGCCATACTTGCCAATAAGTCCTCTACTGCTAGAGATATTTTAAGTAGAGTACAATTAGCATATGAAAATTTACCAAAGTGGTTACAACAAGGTGTAATTAATTGGAACAAAGGTAATATAGAATTAGAAAATAAATCAGTTATTGTGGCGGCTGCTACATCTTCAAGTGCTATAAGAGGTGGTTCATATAATATAATATTTCTTGACGAGTTTGCTTTCGTACCTACTAATATTGCTGAATTGTTTTTTAGTTCAGTTTATCCTACAATATCTGCTGGTACAAAAACTAAAATGGTTATAGTATCTACACCTTATGGTATGAATATGTTTTATAAACTTTGGATGGATTCTCAAACCAAAAAAAATGATTATATACCTATTGAAGTACATTGGAGTGAAGTACCAGGACGTGATGAAAAATGGAAAGAAATGACCATACGTAATACAAGTGAGGAACAATTTCAACAAGAGTTTGAGTGTGAGTTTTTAGGTTCTGTAAATACTTTAATATCAGCTACAAAAATTAAACAAATACCTATTATAACTCCTATAAAATCGGCTCAAGGTGTTGATGTATACGAAGATAAAATAGAAGGACATACTTATGTTTGTACAGTGGACGTTTCAAGAGGTGTTGATAAAGATTATTCTGCCTTTCTGGTATTTGATGTGTCTGAAATGCCTTACAAAGTTGTGGCCAAATATAGAAGTAACGAAATTAAACCCTTTGTATTTCCTAATATAATTAACAGAGTATGTTTAGCATATAATCATGCACATATATTAACAGAGGTTAATGATATAGGTCAGCAAGTAGCAGAGGCTTTACAGTTTGAGATTGAATATCCTAATATATTAATGACTACTCAAAAAGGTCGTGCTGGTCAAATATTAGGTGCAATGTTTAGTGGTCGTGGTTCATCTATGGGTGTTCGTATGACAAAAATGATAAAAAGAGTTGGTTGTTCTAACTTAAAAACTATAATTGAAGGAGATAAACTTATAATAAATGATTGGCATATTATACAGGAGATGTCAACCTTTACTAAAAGAGGCCAAAGTTGGCAGGCTGAAGACGGATCAAATGATGATTTAATGATGTGTTTAGTCATATTTGGTTGGTTATCTAATCAACCTTTCTTTAAAGAATTGTCTAATACTAATGCTCGTTTAAAAATGTACGAGGAACAAAAGAATTTGATAGAGCAGGACATGGCACCGTTTGGTTTTGTAGACGATGGTGTTCACGATCCAGAGGAAGATAAGGAAGCTGTTGATGAATATGGTACCAGGTGGTTTCCGGCAACAAGAAAAGGTCAATAGTTTACAATATCCAACATTTATAAATACCTTTAACTGATACGTTTAAATATGGGCGTAAGAAAACTTACGATTTGTGAAATATACAATTAATAATTAGCTAATTAAGAGGAGAATAAACTATGGCATTTCAAGTATCGCCAGGCGTTCTCGTTCAGGAGAAAGATTTAACAAGAATCATTCCCGCTGTATCAACATCAATTGGTGCCTTTGCTGGCGAGTTCAGAAAAGGTCCTTTAGATGAGGTTACATCAATATCTAGTGAGCAAGAGTTAGTAACAGTTTTCGGCAAACCGGATTCAAATAATTTTGAATCTTTTTTTACAGCTGCAAACTTTTTATCTTACTCTAACGCATTAAGAGTTGTACGAGCACAAAATACTGGTTTAGCAAACGCTACCGTTTCAGGTAGTTTGTTTGTAGTAAAGAACACACAAGACTATCAGGATAACTATTCTGGTGGAGCGGCTACAGTTGGAGAATGGGCGTCTAGAACAGCAGGAGCTTGGGGTAATACCTTAAAAGTTTCTGTATGTCACAGCGCAACAGGTTTCCAAGAAAACGCTAAAACAACACTCGCTGACGCAGCTATGGCTGTTGGTCATACGACAGTAACATTAACATCTGGAACAGGCTTTAACGTAGGAGACATAGTTGAGTTTTCTAAAACAGCTGCAGGTTCAGATTATGATGGTTACAAATATAAAATAACAAGTATCGCAACAAACGATATTACATTTACAAGAGCAGACACAGGTCAAGGTGGATTACATATAGTTCCAGCTAATGGTGCAAACGTAAAGAGACTTTGGGAATACTATGACATGGTGTCAAGTGCTCCTGGAACATCTCCATTTGCAACTTCAAAAGCAGCTACTAACGATGAAATGCACGTGGTCGTGGTAGACGAAGATGGCGACATAACAGGAACACGTGGTGAAGTGTTAGAAGTTTATGATAAAGTATCAAAAGCTTCAGACGCAAAAACACCACAAGGAGATTCAAATTATTACTCAAACGTAGTTTTCAATAGATCAAGTTATATCTATTGGATGGATCACCATGCTTCTGGATCAAATTTTGGAACAGCAGCTAGTGGAATTACTTTCACAGCTATTGATACACCAAAATCTGACAGTCTACAAGCAGGCGCTGACGGTTCAGCCGCTTCTACAGGTCAAATCAAAACATCATACGAAATGTTTGAAGATTCTGAAACTGTGGATGTTGGTTTAATCATGGGCGGTAAATGTGACGCTACTAAAGTTGACGACTTAATCTCTATAGCAGAGAAAAGAAAAGACGCTATCGCATTCGTATCTCCAGAGAGATCAGATGTGGCTAACGTTGCTTCTTCAATCACGCAAACACAAAACGTACTAGC